GTGCTGGTCTCGACGCCGACGAACAAGGGCGCGAGCCGGATTGAGGCAGCGTTCGAGGAAAGTGATCAACGCCGGTTTTGGGTGCCATGCCCTGAGTGCGGAACTGAGCAGGTTCTGACCTGGAGCCAAGTCCGGTGGGATAAGGCGACTGACGGCAGCCATTTACCTGACACTGCGCGCTATCACTGCGCACAATGCGATGCGGTCTGGCGCGATGAGACAAGGTGGTCAGCTATCTCCAAAGGCCGCTGGATTGCCGAGCAACCCTTTTCGGGTACGGCTGGGTTCCACCTGAACGAGATCTATTCGCCTTGGGTTCGTTTGTACGCGATGGCCAAGACTTTCTTATCAGCGCGCGCTGGCGGTGATGAGATGATGAAAACCTTCATCAACACCTCGCTGGGTGAGACCTGGATGGAAAGCGGCGAGGCGCCTGATTGGCAGCGGCTGCAAGGGCAAAAGGAAGAATGGCGTTCAGGCACGGTGCCCGCGGGTGGTCTGTTCCTCACAGCCGGTGCGGACGTGCAGAAGGACAGGATTGAGGTTGACGTTTGGGCTTGGGGCAGAGGGCTGCAAAGTTGGCTGATTGATCACATTGTCATCGAGGGTGGACCGGGAGACCCAGCGTGCTGGCAAAAACTTAGCGATTTGTTGGGACAAACCTGGGCGCATCCTAGCGGCCAGAATCTGACCATCGCGCGGTTGGCGATCGATATGGGCTATGAGACCAGTGCCGTCTACGCTTGGGCGCGGCAGGTTGGCTTTGGTCAGGTTGCACCGGTTAAGGGTCTCGAGGGGTTCAATCGCGCAAGCCCAGTGACGGGTCCGACTTTTGTGGATGCTACGATTGGCGGCAAGCGACTGCGGCGCGGCGCGCGGCTCTGGTCTGTGGCAACCTCAACATTCAAAACTGAAACCTACCGCTTCCTGCGGCAGGATCGGCCGACACCTGAGGAAATCAAAGCCGGTGCTGCGTTTGCGGCGGGAACGGTGCACCTGCCGTCATGGGCTGACAGCGAATGGCTCAAGCAGCTAACTGCGGAACAGCTGGTTACGGTCAGAAACAAACGCGGATTTGCAAAGCTCGAATGGCAAAAGCTGCGCGAGCGCAACGAGGCGCTGGACTGTCGGGTCTATGCCCGCGCGGCAGCCTGGATCCTCGGCGCTGATCGGTGGTCTGACGCGCGTTGGCTGGAGCTGGAGCGCCAATTGGCGGTCGAAGCCTCTGAGGCTGCGGGTGACGGGCTTGAGAAGGCAAAAGCCCGCCCATCGGCGCAACGGCGAACAATGCGTTCGAATTATATGAGGTGATCCATGGCTATTGTTGCTGACCTACGCGGCCGTCGTGACGCCCTTTGTGCACAACGATCTTCAGGCGTGGCGCGGGTCAGCTATGACGGAAAGTCGGTGGACTACCGTAGCGTGGCAGAAATCGACCGGGCCATCGAAGCATTGGACCGCGAGATCGCTGCCGCCGAGGGGCGGCGCATCGTGCGCCATGTGCGCATCACCACATCCAAGGGGCTATGATCCATGGGCCTGTTTGACCGGTTGCGCCGACCAGCCCAAGGCGGCCCTGCAGCCGTGCGCGCGCGCCTTGAAGGCGCGATGTCCAAACGCCGGTTGCGGGGTTGGAACCCGCCGCTGGAAAATATCAACTCTCTGGTCGCCTCGGGTGGCCCAAAGTTGCTGGCCCGTGCCCGTGAACTGGTGGTTACCAACGGCTATGCGGCGAATTCCTGCGAGGCCTTTGCGTCTAACATGGTGGGGGATGGGATTAAGCCATCGTCCTTAATTGAAGACGGCTCCCTGCGTGATCGTGTTCAAAAGCTTTGGTTGGCATGGACCGACGAGGCGGATGCTGACGGGCTGACAGATTTCTACGGCCTGCAGGCGATGGTGGCGCGCGAAATGTTCGTGGCAGGCGAGTGTTTTGTGCGCTTTCGCCCGCGCCGTGCTGAAGATGGTTTGCTGGTGCCCTTGCAACTGCAACTGCTGCAATCGGAGATGTTGCCCTTTGAGAAGACGGAGACAGATCCGAGCGGCAATCCCATTCGGTGTGGCATTGAGTTTGATCTGATTGGCCGCAGGGTGGCCTATCACTTTCGGCGCAGTCATCCGGGCGACAGCACTGACCAGCGCGTCGCCATTCCAGAAACGGTGCGCGTGCCGGCTCAGGATGTGCTGCACATCTACCGACCTATCGATGCAGGGCAAATCCGTGGCCTGCCGCATGTAGCGCCGGCGATGGTGCGGCTGTTCTTGCTGGATCAATATGATGACGCAGAACTCGACCGCAAGAAGACGGCCGCGATGTTTGCGGGGTTCATCACCAAAGCCGCGCCAGAAGATCCGATGATGGGGGAAGGTGAGGCCGATCTTGATGGGGCGGCAATGGCCAGCTTGGAGCCAGGCACGATGCAGGTGCTGCTTCCTGGCGAGGATGTGAAGTTCTCCAGTCCCGCAGATGTGGGCGGGGGCTATGAGGCGTTCCAATATCGCACTCTGCTGGCGGTATCCGCCTCACTTGGGCTGCCGTACCACCTTGTCACGGGTGACGTTCGGCAGGCGAACTACTCGTCCTTGCGCGCGGAACTGGTCGAGTTCCGCCGGCGCATTGGACAGCTGCAACACGGTGTCATAGCGCATCAGCTTTGTCGTCCGATTTGGGCGCGCTGGCTTGAGACGGTGCAGCTGGCGGGGCGTTTAGACTTTGCTGACCCAGTGGCTGCGCGGATGGTGCAATGGATCCCGCCACGCTGGGACTGGGTTGACCCGCTGAAAGACATCCAAGCCCAAGTACTCGCTATGGAGGCGGGCATTACCTCACGGCGCAAGGTTGTTGAGGCCACGGGATATGACGTTGAAGAGGTTGATCGTGAAAACGCGGCTGATGCCGCGCGGACCAAAGAGCTGGGGCTCAGCTACAGAGCCAGCCCCGGGGAGACGCAAGGTGCGCGGGCGACACCGACCCAGACACCTGATGCCGATGAAAAGGGCGACGGGTCCGCCGCTCAATCCGAACAGGAGTAATACAATGAAGAATTGGTACACGATCCGCGCCCGAGCAACGGGAGCGGAAGTGCTGATCTATGATGAAATCGGCGCTTACGGCGTCAGCGCAAAAGGGTTTCTGGCAGAGTTCGGGGCACTGCCGGATGATGCGCCCATCGATCTGCGGCTTAATAGCCCTGGCGGATCAGTCTTTGATGCCGTGGCGATTTACAATGCGCTGAGCCGTCACGCAGGCACGATTACGGTCTGGATTGATGGCATCGCGGCGTCGGCTGCAAGCTATATCGCCATGGCTGGTGACGAGATCGTCATGCCAGAAAACGCTTTTATGATGATCCATGACCCGTCTGGCGTTGTTATGGGCACAGCTGTTGATATGCGCGATATGGCAGGGACGTTGGATAAGATCGCGGCCAGTATGACGCGCGGCTATGCGGCGAAGTCGGGCAAACCGGTTGAAGAGATTGCGGCATTGCTTAAGGCCGAGACTTGGTTTGATGCCAAGGACGCGCTGGAAGCAGGTCTTGCCACCCGTATGTCAGAGCCTGTGCGGATTGCGGCCAGCTTTGATATCGCGCGGTTCCGCAATGCGCCGTCTGTGCTGGCGGAGCTGGTCAATGCAGAAAGTGCGGCCATTGGCGACGACATCGTTCCAGAAGGGATCGAAGTTGCAGCGGATGACGATCCTCCGAGTGCACCCGATCCTGCGACCAAGGTTCCCGCCGGGAACGTTGATCCGGTGGCCACCGCCGACGATCCATTGCGTTCAAATGGGCAGAGCGAGGGTGTTGCCAACGGGAACACCCAATCGAGCGGGGCAGGGAACTGCGTTGCCGCCGCCAACGCACAAACAGACGCGGCCGCCATTCGCGCCGAGGCTATCGCCCATGCGCGCGCCATGATCGACCTCTGCCGCCTGGCAGGTCAGCCGGAAATGGCAGGTCGGTTCCTAGAGGAGGGTGCCAGTCTAGACGCAGTGCGCACCAGCCTGCTGAACGCGAAGGTCGAGGCCACACAGCAAATCACATCGCATCACTCCCAGCCTGGGCGCCTTGAGAGCATGCGTCCCTGGGGTGATGTCATTGCCCAAACCTTCAAGCATTCGTCTGACAGCACTGCACAGAGGATTATTAGGCCATGCCATTTCGAATTTGATTGAACTTGTGGACATATTATTACAAAAGCTCACTAGTAGCAGCGTTAGGATATTAGTAAGTGTCTGAACTTAATGACGGCGACGAGATCGATCTTGCGGAGCTCTTTTGCACAAT